GTGACATGGTAGCTTGTTGTGCCAACTGCTGAACTATAGGAGGACTTTGCGTAGGTTGTGCTTGTGCCTCGTCTCTAATTTTTTGCCTATAAGCTAACTCGGATGCAGATATAAATGCAGGTCCAAGTAATCCTGTTTCTGTTTGCGGATTTAATTCTTGCGCAAGACGCTGATCTGACTGACGTTCAGCCATAGATATTAATTTATTAATATTGCTATCAATCATTAACCGCCTCCGCCTAGTCCTCTAAACGCACCATATGCACCTAAACCTGTGTTTAACAACTGTGCCGTAGGATTAGCTGCTGGTGAAAATCTTCTTTCTGAAAAACTTGGTTGTGCTGGCATACCTTGTAGTATGGCACTGTATCTTTCTAGCTGTTGATATGGGAACTCTCTTTGTGCCAAGAAGTCTTCATATTGTTGATCGTATGCTCTTTGCATAAGTGCTTGTCTTTGTGATCCTACATCAGATAGTGCTTTTAATCTTGATAAGTCTAATGCTTGTTCTTGTTTATCAAGACCTGCTAATAATTTTGATCCTTGTAAACTTCTAGCAAGAGCAGCTTCTTGTGCTTTTTGATTGGCTAGTTGTGCATCTAATCCCATACGTCCAGCTGCTTGTGAGAATCTACCTGTTGCTATCTGTGCTTCTAAACTTCTTTTATCTGCATCTGATAGTCCTTGCATCTGTGCTATTTGCGCTCTTAAGTTTTGATCTGCTGCTTGTTGTTTTGCTCGTTCTGTTGCTATTTGTTCTTGTGATCTTTGTTGTGCTAATGCTATTTGTTGTGCATCTGATGATGTTAATCCTTTAAATCTAGCTGTTCTATCTCTTTCAAATTGTTGTTGAGCCTGTGTAAACGCATCAGATAATCCTTTAGCTTCTATGTCACGTAAAGATTCATTTAGTTCTCTTTGTGCTATTGCATCTTGTACACCCTGTCTACTACCTCCAAATGCACCAGCTTGTATAGCACGTTGATTTCTTGTGGCTTGTTGCTCTGCAAACCTATCTGTTGCTCTACGTTGTTGCCGATCAAGAACATTACTTAAAAATGGATTCATATATCTTTGTGCTGCTCTATCATCAAAACCTCTAGCTGCTCTCATATATGATTCAGGTCCAAAACCAGTAACTCCTGTTCTTATAGGTGCTGCACTATATGTACTTCTTATTGGAGAGCCACCAAATCTACTTTGAACATTAGTGCCACCATATTGTGAACCTACCATCATAGGTCCAGTAGTTGATGCTATCCCAGCTATGTTTCTAGCTTGCGCTATTCCGGGTAAGTCTCTAGTTGCTAAAGCTTGTATACCTTGTTGCGCACCAATAGTTTCAGGAGAAAATCCAGCTACACGTGGTGCTTCATAAGGAATATAATCCTCATAAGATAATGCTTGCGCTCTACCTACAAGATTCTTGTAGAAAGGTGCAGCGTATTCAGGCAGTCGACTCTGATATGTCCTTGACTCTACCTGTTGAGGTTGACTGCTTCCTCCGCTTTTCTTTCCCATCTTCTTTCTCCGTGTCTACTATTTTTAAAGTATTCTTTTTTAAATTATCTTTTTTTACAATTACAAATTCTTCTTGCCAGTTATATGATTTTAGTTTTTTAACCCATCCTCTGCGTCCTGTTATTTCCATAGCTACACATTCATTATCAACTGCCCAATTTTCTAATACCTCTAAAGATTCATCTATCCAACTTTCTAAATTATCTCCTGATGCAAATGATATAGTTAACATTTTTTTTCTAGGATAAGTTGTTACTTCTGTAAATATAATTCCATGTATTTTATTATTATCTTCTTCATCTATTACAGTCCAAAGAGTTGCTTTACCTGTAAGAATATCATTAACTAAATCTATTTTTTCAAACCTACCATGTGCTGTGGGTACTAACTTATCTATATATTTGTCTATATCTGGATAAATTTTAGCAATATATTCTTGTGGTACTAAATAAACTTTCATTATGTTATTTGATTTATCTCTTCTTCAAACTCTATTTGTTCAGGTTGTGTTGTGTTACCTGTCTTTGCTTTTCTAACTCTTGATACTAACTTGTCAAACTCTTTACCACCAGCTTCACTTGAACCATCACCTGCATGTGCAACAACATCTGCTGGTATTACATATTCATCTTTAGATAAAGCTGCTGGTTGCATATTATCTATAATGGCTGGTACAAAATCATCAACACCACCACCCGGTCCATCTATCATACGTCCATCTGTACGCATCATTTCTTCTACTTCTGTAGCCAACTGCATTAAACCATTCTCACCATAAACTTCCATATATTTAATAAATACTTCTTTTGGATTAGGATGTTTACCCATCAAAGCCATTATAGTTTCTTCTTCTAATCTATCTGATGTTTGATTTTCTTCAGGCATACCACCTTCGGCAAAACCTAAAACTCTACCACCGCTTGCTTTACCTATTGCAAGATTAGTAGGTCCTATTGGTTGTATTGGTTGATTAGTTATAAAAGGAGCAGTCTGTGCTATAGGCATCTGTGGTGACGTGTATTGACTTGCTGTAGTAGGCACTGATGGAATTGCAGGTTCTATTGGTGTTGGCTGTTCTACAATAGGAGGATCAATCCTATTTATTATATCTCTACCACCTTGTACTACTTGTGTTTGATAAACTGGTTCTTGCCTTTGTACTGGTTCTAAATCCATTTGTGGTTCAAACCCATCAATAATAGCTTGTATGTCATCAGGTATAACATAATCAGGACTTCCCGGTTGTGGAGTCTGAACAGGAGGAGTAAAAGGAATTTCTGGTAATTGTGGTGTACGTAAAAAAGGATTGCCTCCTAAAGAACCATAACCAAATGGGTTAAATTGTGTTTCATATCCAAATACTGGACCACCATAAATTGGTTGCGGTTGAAACATAGGCGGTGGCGTATACCCTCTAATGCCTAAAGGTTGAAATCCTTGCACTCCTTGATTTAATCCTGCATATTGTTGTTGCAAAGAAGGTCTAGGTGGCATTCTTCTCATATCTTTAAATCCACCAAAAGGTTGTTTAATTTTACCTCCTCCTGTTCTACCACCTATAGGTGCAATAGGAGGTGCAAATGGATCAAAGCCACCATATTGACCGGTATCAAAACCTCCACCTTTACCTGCTCGTTTAATGTTTCCCATTAATTATCTCTTTTTCTATATTCGTCTATAGCTTCATACAGTTCTAAAGCACCTTTAGTAAGGACAGGTGATACTGCCTCTATTCCCCTAACAACAGGATTGTATTGTCTATTAAATGTTGCCATGCCTCTGTCTATTGAATTATCTGGGTCTGTTGGTACAAACATTCTATCTAATGATGCACTTTGCATATTTCTTATTTCTGCTAATGATGGTGCTTGAAAAGGCTGTGGTGTCATTACATCGTTTAAACTTCTCTGTACAGGTGTACTAATTGGATCAGCCATTCTACCTAGTCTTGGATCAATCATAGGTGCTGACATAGTTTCTTCTACTTGTTTTCTTATAGCGTCATCTATTCTTCTACGCTCTAAAGTTTCTGCACTTTCTTCTATCTCTGCTTGTGCAGGTGTACGACCATTAGCCATCTTTATAAGACCACCCATGTTTTTCATGTTTGCTTCGATAGCTTTACCTCTTGTTCTTTCATATGAAGATAACTCTCCATCATTATCAAGGTCAGCTTTACTAGGATTTTGCAAAGGCATACCGCCTTTATTCAACATATCTGTAGGTACTTGCATAGCATCCATACCTGCAACCATATCTACTGGAACAGTGCCTATCATTTGGCGTTTATTTTCCATTTCAGTTTTTGTTTCTTTATTATCAGAACCTCTGAATTGATCTATTGCCATAGGTAAAAGTCCAAAATTACCTCCTTGCATCATATTGCCAGCTAATGCTAAACCTGACATTGCAGGTAAAGAATCAAAAGGATTACTTACTTTACCACCTTCATCAAATTCAGGTCCTGATGGAAAAGGATTACCGCCTATAAGCATTTGTTCACCGCCAAAAGCTGAACCTAGTGGATCACCCCCACTTCCCGAAATCATAGTCCTTTGTTCTGTAGGCATGTAAGGACCTTCATATTCTCCAAATGGATCAGGTTCTTCTGCTGGTCCACCCATATCCATTGGTACATACATTTCACCTACTAATCCTGATGCTGCTGCTGGTAGAAACTGTGATTGAAAAGCTTGTCCTTGCGTCATTAAAGTAGGATCAGCTGCTAATTGTTCAGGTGTTGCTCCACCAGAAAATCCTAAATTTTGTCCTAATCTACTAAAGAAACCTTCTGTTCCTGCTCTAGCAGCTGGTAAATCAGCTAATGTATTTACTGGTTGAAAAGGCACAGAAGTTGTACCGGGTTGTAAAATATTCAAAGCATCTTGTCCAGCTGGATTTAAAGTAGCACCGGGTAATGAACCCGTACCTGAAGTAGCTTCTACAAAATTAGGATTCTGTAATAATTTATCTGTAGTAGCTGCTGTATCACCCACAGCAGGTATATCAGTTGCTGTTCCGGGCATAAATCCTTTTAATAAACCACCTGTTATTGCGCCTGTTAGTCCAGCTGTTATACCTTCTTTTAGACTACCACCCTCGGCAATAGTGCCTAGTCCTGTGCCTAATGCAGATGCTCCTACTGTTCCAAGCGTTGCACCCAATGCTGTACCACCTAATAGTGTTGGTGCAATCAATGACCCTATGAGTGGCAAAAACGCCTCTGGTTGCCCTGTTTGTGGGTTAATGGTCAACTGACCTGTTGGTGATAGTTTTGCTAAAGCATCTACTTCTATAGGGTTCATGTGTACCATCATGGTATCGCCATATCTCCCCTGTTTAGCTAGTTGCTTTGCTGCATTTTGTAATGGAAAATTACTCATAGTGGTCTCCTAATCTATTTCCAACACACCTATTACGATGTGAAATTTATCCGCTGAACTTGCAGTCAGCTTTATTATATCTAATTCATCTAAAACTAACACCTCTCCGTTAGTTAAAAATCCTTTACGTGTATTAGTTGCTATTGACTCTACATCCCAAGTAACTGTTGTACTTTCGCTAGTGTCTGTCAACTGTACTGTTAAACTATATGCACTACTACCATCAGAGTTATAAGCACTTAATGTCTTAACTATGGCACTTTTATTATCTGGTACTGTGTAAACACTTGTTGCATTCGTTGATGCTAATGTTGTTAATACTTCTGTATATCTATTTGCCATTATGAAATATACCAATCAAATGCTTGTGATACCTCTCTTATAGTATCAGGTGAATCTAATTGTACAAAGTTTAAACGCAGTTGATTTATCAGTCTGCGCATATAATCTGCACTATATTCTTCAGGTGGTATTTCTAATGGAGTGTTTACATTAAATACTTCACTCATCGTCTACCATCCGCTTTAATATCAAACCTTGTATCGCCTAGTCTCCAACTATTATCCGCATCTGTACTTTCTATTCTTACACGCATTTGTCTGGCTCTTGCTCTAATATAAGCTACGCCCGTAGTATTGGTTACTGTTGCAGTTGTTGCAGTGTTTAAACTTCCTAAAGGAAAGTCTCTAGTCTTAATAGAATATGTTAGTTCAGGTGCTGTATCTGTCCCTACAAAGGCTACATCAGGTATTAATCTTTTTATAAACATAAATTGATCTCCATCACCTGCATCAAAATCTGCGCTTTCTACATATGCAGTCATTGCAGAACCATCATCATTAGAACCTACTTCATGTTCATATAAATAATTTGATGTAGTTCCATTTGAACCTGCTGCTAATGGATTTGTGGTAGCACCCCCAGCATCAATCCAAGATGTTCTAGGTAATGTTCCTATAGTCCATGTTTGCTCAAGATAGTTATAAGTAACATATCTATCTATTTCATCTGAACTGCTTGAGCAATAAAACCAAGATACCTCATTGTATTGTGCATTTCTTGTAGCAAATACTTTAAATGTTTGTGAGTAATTAAAATCATCAAAGACATATGCTCTTACTGTACAAGGCAAAGATTGTACTGTACCAGAGTACATATAAAAATTATCTTGATCCATAAAGTACACAACATTATTTGCATTAACACATGCCTGTGGTGACACCATGCTTATACCTTCAGTAATTAAATTAACACCAAAAATAAAAGGTGGACCTATAAACTGCATTGAATATAAAGCTGTATCAGTAAATATAGCTATCTCTTGTCTTGTTCTTATCGCTCCTATTATTTCTGAACCAGAAGATAATCTTAATCCACCAGCAGTATTATTTGTCTTAGGAGTCCACATTGCTGCATTTTCTTGATCTGACCATCTTATTTGCATAGGGTCTTGTGTTGCACTACCTATTGGATTTGCACCCATACATATAACGTGCCTATCTATTTCAGATACTAATATTTGATTTGCAATAGTTGGTGTATCTGATGCACCTGATAAAGTTGAAAAATCTACTGCTCTTGTAGTTTCTCCATTTGTTTTATCCCAATAATAAATACTACCGCCTCTCGGATTAGCAACTAAATCTTCTCCAAAATTATCTAATGTCCACAACCTAAGTTGCGTAGCAAAACTATTAATACCACCACCCCATGTACTTTCACCCCATGTACCTGAACCAAATCCAAATCCGCTAGTATAAAAATCAGAGCCTATATTTATTTGATATGACCCATCAACACCTGAACCACCATTACCTGAGTCACTTGCATTAGCAGTTACTGTATTACCTGATGTATCTTTTGCTGTAAAAGTAAATGTATTTACATCTGTAACACTAGCTATTTCATACTCTTGATTTAATACATCAGCAGTAATATTGCCACCTAATGAAACCGCCTGTGCAAATGTAACAAAATCACCCTTATTTGCGCCATGATTAGAATCAGTTGCAGTTATAGTAGAACTACCATTAGTAGCTGCAAAAGTTACACCATTTGTAGTTGTTGCTCTTATAGGAGTTATATCGCTAAAAGTATTACCTTTTAACAAATATAATTTAAGATGTGTTCCAAGTGCAATAAATTTATCTGTATCTAATCCCACCCATTGATGTAATTTTCTTGCTGAGCCTAAAAAAGTATTAACACTTTTCTTTACCCAACCACCAATTTTTTCTGGACGACCTGCACGAAACCTTATCTTATCAGCATCAAACCAATTACCTTCATTACTATATGAAGTACCCTCTTTATTTATACCGGGTTTAAATGTATATCTAGTTAGTGGCATCTTCTGTTGGTTGCACATCCCAACAGTTAAGGTTAGATGCTACTGTTCTTCTTTCACCTTCACCTTTAAAAGGATATACCATGTGTTGTAACCAAGAAGGAAATACTAATAGTTTTCCTACTTCTGGCTTCATCATAAAAGACTGTGGTGGTCTTAGTCTTTCTGTATTCATTAATTCGTTACGACCATAATTAAAAGCTATGTAGCCATCACAATCACCAGATGCGTGATATAAAGAATATTGTGGTGAACCAGCAGTAGGTTGTTCTAATATTTGTTGCGGTACTTTAGTCCAACCTGTAGTAGATATACCCATGATTGTTTTAGTGCCATGATCGTGTATAGGATTGTAGTCGCCTTCATAACTATGTACTGACCAAGTTTCATCTATTGTTATAGCTTTTTGATTGTTTAGTTTGTTGCCTGTGCTATTAAAAAAGAAATTAACATAATCAGCACCAAGACTACATATAAACTCAGAATATTCTTTTACTCTGGAGTCTTCGTTATCCATTAGTAGTTGTTCGCCTTGAGATATTTGCCCTACTAAAGTATTAGCTAATGATTTTTTATCTTGGTCTTCTTTGTATTCATCAAGGTAATCGTTAAGGTCATTCACCATACTTATAGGCATCTCTGTTTCCATAACGTAAACAGAAGGCATGTTATGTACTGTAACTTCTGCCATTAACTAGGTACGTTAAAATCGTTATCAGGTGTATTGTCTACTGATGGATTAGTAATAACACTATCTACCTGACTAGCAAATACTATATCCCATTGCGATACAGGACAAAGTGCTACTAAATCAGCGTTACTAAAAGAACCTTTAGCTTTAAGTGTAAAGTTAGTTGTTACATTACCATCTGCATCAGTATCTTTTTGATTAACTGTAGTAGAAAATCTTGATTTATAGTAAGTAGCATCTCCTTCACTATCGTTTTCATATGTCATTTCTATATCCCATTTAGCAACTTTGCTATTACTATTAACGTATGGGGTACAACTTGTTATTGCTTTTGTTACTGCCATTTTTACTCCTAATTAAGTTTCTTTTTAAGTTCATCAACTTCTGCTGATAATTCTTTTACTGCGTTTATCAATGGATAAACAAACATTTCTTGTGACAAACTTTGTGAACCATCTTCTTCTTCTACCCATCCACCAAAGTTTTTATGACCAACTTTATCTAATGCTTTTTCTACATCTTGTGCAATCATTCCATAAAGATTTACGTCTGTGTCCATATGGTTTTCTGTTTCAGAATAATCTTCAAAATATTCTGGAAATTCATTATTAGGTCGCCAATTAAATGTTACTGGTCTTAATTCATTAATAAAACTTAAACCTAAATCTGTATCTTTTATATTAGTTTTTTTGTTTAAGTCTGAACTTCTCACCCAAGAATTATTGGAAGTAAAAAGATTGTAAACAACATTACTTGTTTTACCAAAAGCAAAAGAGTTACCACCTAACCCAATTCTTCCAGAGCCTAAGACATATTCAAAAACTGACGCATTATTTCCAGATGCTCCTTCTCCAATATAAATACAAGAACCATTCTGAGAAGATGACTCACCTTGTGTTCCAGTATTATGACCAATATAAATATTGCCATCGCCTGTAGTTAAATTTCCTCCAGCGAAATCACCAATACATACATTGTTTGAACCTGTAGTACATGAAGAACCAGCCGTTCTCCCAACACCTACGTTATCTACTCCAGTAGTACAGTTGTCAAAAGCAGCTTTACCAACAGCAACATTATTAGCCCCTCCTGTAACAGAAAGTAAAGCTTCTCTACCTACGGCTACGTTAAAGTTTCCAGTCGTATTTTCTCCCAATGCTTCTTGTCCTACTGCTACGTTGGCACTTGCTGTCGTTATATTTTGCCCAGCCAAATAACCAACTAATGTATTTTCTTCACCACCTGTTATATCTTTACCAGCACCATACCCTATAGCAGTATGTTTTTGACCAGCAATATTAGAGTCTAAACATAAACTTCCTACTGCCGTATTGTATGCACCTGTGGTGTTTGATAGTAAAGCATTTCTACCCACCGCAGTATTATCAGAAGCTGTCGTGTTTGCTTGTAAAGCATTAACACCAACTCCAGTATTATTAGTTCCTGTTGTATTTGCTAACAATACAGCATAACCACAACCTGTGTTATCAGAAGCTGTCGTGCTTGCTGCTAAAGTGCTTCTTCCTATGGCTGTGTTGGTTGAACCTGTAGTGTTTTCTGTTAATGCACCCCAACCTAAAGCAACATTATTATCGGCTGTAGTATTGTCTTCCAAAGCCCTTCGACCAACTGCTACGTTATAGCTTCCTGTTGTATTTGAATTTAATGCTTTCGCACCCAACGCAGTATTCTCAGAACCTGTAGTATTTGATTCTAAAGAATCTCTGCCCAAAGCAACATTACTTGCACCTGTTGTATTAGCATATAGTGCAGAACTTCCTATGGCTGTGTTATAACTTCCTGTGGTGTTTGTTAATAAAGCACTCCAACCTACTCCTACATTTTGTGTTCCTGTCGTGTTAGCAGATAAAGCCTGATAACCAACTCCAACATGATAAGAAGCATCAGTTAAAGCGTCTAAAGAAAATGAACCTACTGCAACATTATTAGTACCTGTTGTTAATGCTTGTAAAGCATCGTTACCAAAAGCTTCATTAGAATTTGCTGTAGTTAAAGAACTTAATGCTTTGTGTCCAACACCTGTGTTATTACTTCCTGTGGTTGTAGCATCTCCTGCTCTTTCACCTACAAATACGTTTTCTGCACCAGTCGTAAGTGCTTCAGCAGCAGCCTTACCAACAGCTGTGTTACTGTGTCCTGTGGTTGCTGTTTTTAAAGCATTAGCACCTATAGCAGTATTGTCACTTGCTGTAGTAGCAGCTGCTAAAGCAGAAGCACCAACTGCTACGTTTGTTGTTCCTGTAGTGTTAGCTGCCATAGAACCTTGACCAACTGCTGTATTGTTATCTGCTGTTGTATTTTTATTTAATGCACCTTGTCCTACTGCTGTGTTAGAACTTCCAGTAGTGTTTTCATCTAAGGTGCGTGAACCTACCGCAGTATTTGTTCCGCCTGTTGTATTAGCTGTTAAAGAATTTTCTCCTATACCAGTATTATAGTTACCTGTCGTAAGTGAGTCTAATGCTGTGTCTCCCAAAGCTACGTTGCCTGTGCCAGTAGGATAGTTTCCATCTAATTTAATTGTTCCGCTAGAAGCATCTATATTTCCAGCAAAAGTTACATGTCCACCATCTGCTATAGTTATTGCATCGTCACCATCTGTAAATTCTATTAATGGTGTTTGTATAGATGCTGATGTTTCTAAGATACCACTTGTTTCTATATTAATAGATGCTAATGCATCTACCATTGCACCACCAGAGCCAGCACCATCTGAATATATAATTTTAGTTTTACCAGCTGGTATAGTTACGTTAGAACCTGTGCCTTGGCTTATAACTAAATTTTGTGAGCCAGTTGTAGCATTCTCTACAAACCATAATTTAGATACTGTGTTTGGTCCAATAGTTACAGTACAAGCAGAGTCTAATGCACCTGTATATTTAAGAAACATTGATCTACCGGGGTCAGTAGAACCATCTGCTATAGTTGTTGTATGTGTGTCTGCATTAGTAGTAATAGCTTCAGTGCCATAACTAAATGCTTCTGCTATCAACTCAAGATTTGTATTTGTTGATGCGCCCCATGTTCCGGACTCATCACCAGTTGCTATCTCTTTTAATCTTAAATCATTTACATAAGTTGCCATTTTTTTCCCTCTAAACTAATATTAAACTATTTATTATGCTACGTCACTCCATGTAGTAGTTACAGATTCATCTATATCAGACCAAGTTGTAGTTACAGATTCATCTACATCAGACCATGATGTTGTAACTCCGGGTATTATTTCTCCCCATACACTTACAAATCCTAACTCTCCTGTAGCGTTTAAACCTGTTACAGATACATTTGCTACACCTGAAACACTAAGATTACCTGCTGTAGTAGTGCCTTCTACACCTGTTATAGATAATATATTTACTGTGACTAAGCTTAATGCACCTAGTCCAGTAGTTGCAGATAAACCAGTACAAGCTACATTTGCATCACATGTTACTGTTTCATCACCTACTGCTATAGTAGATGCAGTACCTGAAACACCAGTAATAGCAATACCTGAAGCAGTAACATTACCTATAGCAGACGTACCTGCTATACCTGTTTCAGCTACATTAGCATCACCACTTACAGATTCTGTACCTAATGCAGTAGTTGCTGATACACCTGTTTCTGTTAAGTTAGCATCACCTGTTACAGTTTCGCTACCAACCGCACCTGTAGCTGCAACGCCTGTTTCAGATACATTAGCATCAGCTGTAACAGACTCTGTTCCTAAAGCAGTTGTAGCTGCTAATCCTGTTTCTGCAACATTAGCTGCACCAGTAGCAACTACTGAACCTACTGCTCCTGTAGCTGCTATTCCTATTTCTGGTACATTAGCATCACATGTTATTGTTTCTGTTCCAAGTGCTGATGTACCAGCAACACCTGTAATATCTACAGAAACATTGACTACGGCAGGTTCGCCCCAAGGACCTGTTCCCCAAGTGGACCGACCCCAACCGACAGACATGTATTAAGCTATTCTTATAATCGCATTACTTGCATCAGCTGTTGGAAAAGTTATAGTAAATGAACCTGCTGTTGATGTTTTATCAGCACCAAAATCAAATACTGCAACTGCCGGATCACCTGAAGCAGAGTCGTTATAAATCATACAACCTCTAGCAGTAACAGTTGCTGTGCCAAATGTTAAATCAGCAAAGTCTGTAAATGCTGTTGTGCCTGAAGTAGAAGGGTCTACACGTGTAAGTGTATTACCTTTAGCGGTATAGTTAGTACCACTAGCTTCTTGTGATGTTGTATATGCAGTAGTTGCTGCACTCATAGTAGCTGAACTCGTATAGAGTGCTAACCTGAATGTACTACCACCTGAATTTTTAAAATTATGTACGCCTTCTAAAAGTTCTTTCTTAAAAGAAGTACACATTGCTTGTGTTATAGCCATTACAGCCTCCTTATTATATTGGCAAGGTCTTTATGTCCTTGCTGTTCTAATTGATTACATACTGTACATATGTGGTTTTTTATTGCCTCATGCATATAGTGTGTAATTACCTGTCGTGCAGCATCTTTAAATATATGGGCTTGCGCTTTTATAGTGTCAGGTGCTGTATCACTTATCGAAACTAATCTATCAGTTGCCATATCAGCAACTTCTTCTACTGTGTGTCCTCTATAATCTGTAGTTTTTACACCAAGATTACCTATTGATATTTCAAATTTATCTGTTTGCATTATGGTACTAAAGGTTCTGGTGGCGTACTTCCGTTTGATCTTTCATCTATAACCCACTCTTTAGGATTTTCTCTTCCTATGATTCCATGTGGTATCATTTTTTCTTGTATGATCTCTGAATAATTACATACTGATAGTTCACCATCTTTTAAATAAGATACTATTGGATCGTTTAAACGATGATACCCATATAGTTTATCTTTCATATCTACATTAGCATCTAATAGATTTGATCTAACAGCTACAGATACATCAACATTATTTTCCATGCATTTGCCTAGCCAATATTCACAACATGCTCTACCCATTTCTGCAAAGTGTGCGTTATTATTATAAGTAAAATCTGTTCCAAACATACTAATAGAACCAACATTATTCCAGTAAGCAAAAGCTATAGCATAAGCTACTGTATTGTTAAGATAAGCACATGATGTATCTTCTATTACACTTTTAATAGGATACTCTTCTACTGCTGGCACTCTTGCATCTAGTTCACAAGAATATATTGGATAATCTATTTTAGGTAACTCTTCTCTCATCATTTGAGTCATAGATGCTGCTTCGTCTGTATCAAAGAAACGTGACATAGGATCAAGTATAAATGCTCTATCTGCTTTCTTAACTACTCCTATCATCGCATTAATTACCCAAACTTCGTCAAACTTCTTACTATGTAACTGTGATAGATGAAAATCTATTTGACTCATACCCATAGCCACAATAGCTACATGTTTGCCTTCTAAATCTAGTATTCTTTCTTTTAACATTATTGTTCTACTAATCTTCTTTGTCCGCTTCTATAAGCATCTTTTCTATTTCTTCCATCATTTTCTATAACTAATTTATCTAATGCATCTTTAAATCTAGTTTCATAAAGTTGCACTATATCAGGCTCACCTTTCATAAATATGTATGCTTCTACTAAAGAACCAAATAATAAAACATCAGGAGCATTTGTTCCTAACCAACTTGTTCCATCTGATGAGGCTGTTATAGATTGTGGTAAATAAAAATAATGTAACTCTACTGTGTAATTAGCATCAGGTGTTGGACCTAATATATAAAAATCATCATCAAACTGAGCATAGTATTCTGGCAATCCAGTATTAGCAGAAGCTTTTGGATATGCTTCTCTTATAAAGTTAACATCTTTGTTTATTAAAAAATTATAGTTACCATCTGAATCTACTACCGCTAATGAATATGGATACAAAAAATCGTCAGGCACTCCAAGATATTGATTGTTTATAGTAGCAGTTGCTGTTTGATTCTTTCTATAGTTAGGTAATTCTACTGCGCCATTAATTCTATTTTCTGCTTGAACTATTATAGTAGAAAGATTATTTACAAATGTGGTCTCTGTATTTTCAGTATAATCTTGTATAGCGTTTTTTAATGTTGTAAATGTAAATGACATTAGCTTGTAGTTATTTTTAAAT